CATCAATGTTATCACCAGACGTGAAGTTCGTAGAACCACCTCTAGTAGAAGCATCGTTTAAGTATTTCCAGCTAGTTTTGTAGAAGTCATAAGAACCTCTTCTGAAACCAGAAAAACCTAGGTTAAGCGCCATTTCTTCAGAGTTTTCAAATACACCGTAAGATGTACCTCCAGCTCCGTAAGAATTTTGCTGTGCTAACATGTTGTCAAACTGTAATTCTGTAGCTCTATCTAAGAAAAGCATGTTTTCTTCAATAGCACCTTGAGAATCTAAGTTCATTAAGATATCATCGAAATCTTGTAAAGATCCACCGAATCCTGCCATAACGTTTCCTCTTGTGTTGATAGCAGAGAATAAACCTTGCGTACCAGCACCTTGAACAGCAGCTCCAAATCCAGAAGCAGCAGGTAAATTACCAGCTACAGCTTGATTAAGGAAAGATAGATCAGTTCCACCACCACCAAAAGATAGTGCTCTTTCACCTTCTACCATACTCATTTCTAAGTAATCTTCGAATCTTAATCTTGTTTCTCCTTCAGCTTTTAAGTACCATAAGAAACCAGAAGTTCCATCTTCAGCAGCAACTTCAACCCAACCGATTTGAGCAGTATCAGATCCACTAACTTGGTAGTTAGATTTGATAATGATCGGAGCGTTAGAATATTGTGTAAATGAAGGTTGGATATTTTCCGTAGATCCTAATGTACCTTTTGCAAATTCAGAACCGTATACAAATAGCTTTAATCCAACAAGACTTAGTCCTATTAAAGAAGCAGCATCGTAAGGGTAAACATCCACAGAGTTTACACCACCAGCACCACCAGCAGCCGCAGCGCCAACAGCTCCAACAAATCCGTGAATAGTAGCTCCTGGTTTAGAAGGATCCATTATTACAACAGTCATGTTAGTTGCTAGTACATTAGTTATGCCAGCTACAGCGCCAGGATTAATGTTAACTGTAAAGTTATTCGCTAAACGAGAACACCCGTCGTACGATATATGTAATCTATTTTGTTCAGACCAGATTACTTGATCAGACGTCATTGGCATTTCAGCACCTACCATTCTTAAGAAACCTCCAAGAGTACGATTACCGTATCTTTCTATTTCAGCTTCATAAATTTCTGGTAAATATTGTTGTGCGAACGTCCCACCGCCAGCGGCGGAGTTAAATTGTAGATAATTTGAAGATAAAGCCTGCGCTGTTGGCGAAGGAATCAAATTACCAAATTGAGGAGATAATACACCCATAATTTTTAATTTTTGTTTTAGTTAAATTTTCTTGTTTTTATTTTCAGTCTTGAAGAATCTTGACCTGTTACTGCTTTAACTTTTAATCCTCCAATATAAACTTCACCTTTTGGAGTCTCTCTTACTTCGGTTTTTATATTCTTAGAATTAGCTACGACAGATTTTACAGCATCTGCTCTACCTTGCTCATAAAAATGTTGAGCAATAGTATCTGCATTCTCTGCAGCGTACATAGCCTTGTGGTAACCAGCGTGATTGTTTACATTACCTTTGTCATCCATAAATTTAGACACTAGGTTTTTTAAACTACTTTGCTTTTTAGCAATTTCATCAGGATTTTTAACTCCATACCTAAACTTTTTTTCCCCAACTTTAAAATCAAAACCTTTGAAATCATCAGAGAACAGTTGTTTAGTTTTAGACTTAAACTCTTCATGGTTCTTGCTAACCACTTTTTGTTCTTCACTATATCGATTAAAAAAATCCACAGCTTTAGTTTGCTCTTGAGTAACGCCCGGTCTCAACTTGATCTCGTCGTAATATTTACCTTTTAAGTCTTCTAAAAATCCATGGGCTTTTGCAACCTCTTCTTTAAATGCGAGTTTTTTTAATTTGATGTCTCGCTGTTCATCAGTATCTTCGTCATAATGAAAGTTTTCTTCCATTATAAAATCTATTTCTTCATTGTTTAAATGAGGTTTAGATTTTTTATAATATTCTTTTAATAAAGTACTACTGTCTACTTTTGTGTAATCAGCATTTAACCTTGTGTAGTCTTCTATACTGCCACCAGTTTCTTTCATGAAGTCTACTAGCTTTTCTACGTTCTCAGGTAAAACTATTTCTGGTTTTGATTCTATTATAACCTCTTGCTTAATAGGTTCTTCTTCTTCTGTTACATCTTTAATAACACTAGGTTCTTCTTCTTTAGTTTCCCCTATAACTATTACTTCTTCCTCAATAACATCAGGTTTTAATTCAATCTTTGTTACTTCTTGTTTTTTCTCTAAGCCTTTAACCTCAGGTTCTAACGCTGTAACCTTTATAGGTTGTTCGTCTGTTTTTTCGATTGGTTCTTTAATTTCTTCTTTACTTTTTAATAAAGATTTTTTAATTTTTAAAGATCCTTTTGTTTCTTTTTCTGTTGACATGATAAAATATTATATAATTATTAATAAAATTATCTAGGAGCAAACTGCTCTAGATTCATTCCTCCTCCAAGGGTGTCATTACCATTAGATTCAAAATTCTTAGGTAATAAGTCATTTTTTCTTTGACTTATCATTTCACTTTGTTGTGTTGCTTGTATTCTAGTACGTTGATCTTTACGATCTTCTATCTTAGCTTCTTTTTCATTCATGGTTTTGTTTTGAGCTTCTGTTAACTTTATGTTATATTGAAACTCTAGTTCCATAAGTTCTTTTTTTATTATTGCTTCTTGCTCTAGTTTAGCTATTTCAAAATTAGATTTTCCTTGCTCTAACTGAAGCTTAGACTGAGTCATTGCTTCATTTTTTTGAACCTCTGCCATTGCAGCTCTTTCTGATGCCTCAGCGTTAGCGTTAGCTTGAGCTTGGATATTAGCTTGGTTCATTTCTTGATCTTGCTTCATTTTAACTTTACGCTTAACTTTAAGCATTTGGTTAGCTAGCTTAAGATTTTTTATTTGACGTATGTCTATAGCGTCTTCTAAAAATATTTGACCAGACTGTAAAGCCACCTGTATGTTTTGCTCTAACATTGCCTTTTCTTCTTCGTCAGGTTCTAGTTCTAAGTATATGCCAAATTCAAATAAGTTTAGGTCTTTCATTTCTTGTAAGCTACCTACATTGTAGTTGCTAATAGAATCTTTTAAACTTTGAGCAAGCATATCATACTCTAAAACGTCTGCTATTTTTAGTGATATATTTTCTGCTATTTTAACAGTTAAGTAAGAGCTAGCTTGTAGTATATGTCTAGTGGCTACATTAGAGTTAGCAGCTGCTAGTTTTTGTATACCTACTAAAGCGTCTTTATCAGGCATACTACCATCTCTAGCTTCGTTAAGCCCTGTTACATCACGTATCATTTGTAAGTAGTAGTTATAAGTACCTATAAGTGACTGTATTTTTCCATTAGCGCTAGAAGTTTGTAATTCTTGAATAGGTATTTTACCTCTATTAGGATCTCCGTCTTGCGTAAGTGATCTACCTACTATAGAACCTGTTTGAAAATACATGTTTAATGCTTCTTGAGGATTATAGTTTGTACCATTACCTAAATCAACTTCAGCCAATCCATCAACGTCTACAAACACGCCATCTGGAACCATACGAGCTAGCACTTGCTGTAACTTTAAATGAGTTAATTGAATCATATCAGCAAAACTTATACATTTACTAACTAAAGATTCAACTCTTCCTCTGTACATCCTAGGAGCTGATATTTGATAATTCATATTTACTTTAGTCATGTTAGAAGTAGGTCTTGTCATATTTTCTGCAAGTTTCCATTCTAACATATTCTCAATACCTAATATCTTAGCACCAGTATATAAAACCTCTATTGATCTACCTATTCTTTCAAAATTGTCGTTTGGCGGTGGAGCAAAAGTATCTGGTTTTTCTAAAGCTTTTTCTAAACCTTGATCTGTATATTTAATTTTAAATATTTGATTATTGTAAGTCTTGTATTCAAAAAATAACACTTGCACTATTTCAGGTCCTTCTCCCCAGTTTCTTAAATAGTTTTGAGTACCTGGAAATTTTTGTATCTTTTCCATTTCTTCTTCTGTAAGATTAGGAAATTGTTTTTTAACTTCACCCATAGTTAAAGACTTAACTTCTCCTACATAGTATATATCTTCAAAATTAGGATCTTCTGTATATGAATAAACTAAAGAAGCAGGATCAACGTATTCTACTTTTATTCCATTAGCAGGGTTAAAATTAGTTTTAACACAAGATATACCTAACACTACCAAGTCTTGAAGTATTCTTTTTCTAGTTTGCGTGTATTTGTTTTGTGCTAATATATTTGATATAGCTTCTTCTTCTGCTATTTCTATAGACTGCTTGTAGCTAAGTTGCATATGCAAATCTAATTCTTCTTTGTTTTCAGGTAAGTTTTCTGGATCAGCACTAGTATAAAGATTTAAATCTAATTCTGATTGAGCTTTTTTTAAAAAAGATCTAGCTTGTATATCTCTTAATATAGCTTCAGCATATGTAGTTCTTTTCTTTTGTGACTCAGGATCTTGAGCATAAGCTTTTACGTCATAGTCTCTTTGAGACATACCATTAACTACAATATCTACAAACTTAGATATAATAGGTATTGGCTTCCAGTCTAAATTTAAATAAGACATGTCTCCATTTATAGATAATTCATCTTTATATTTTTGTACTGACTGCTCTCCTCTTGAGTATAACCTTCTAGTGTGATACTGTTGATAATTAGTCATAAACCTATCTCCGCCTCTATTATTACGAAACCACTCGTTCTCTATAGCTCTTCCAACTTGAAGTCCATATTCCCATGTGCTTTTCTCTTCATCAGGTACTACTTGATTTGGAAACGTGCTGTTGTAATTAGTTGTAATCATCTATTTTATTATTTTTGAAAGTACTCCTTTGTTGTCATATGTTGTAAATCCTAAAGAAATTTTTTCTCTAATTAATTCATTTATTGGTCTATACTTATTTTTATTACATGCCATAATAGCTAAACCTGAACTGATTGACGCATCGTGTTTTGTTCTATTGTTTATATCAAAAGAAGCCCAGTCTTCTAGAGTTCTTTGAAAATATATATCACCATGACCATCACCTAAAAAACCAACATAACTTTCTATGTAAGTTTCTATTGCCGCGGCATGAGCTTGTTTAATGTCTTCACTTGAATTAGGTATTCCACCTATTTCTCTCTCTGTTACTGATAATTTATTATAAAGTTTATCAGGTCTATTAATAGAAAATTTTCTATAACCTCTTCTTTTAAAATGATATAAAAGTCTAGGCTTATTATTTTCACATAATATAGGCATACCGTAAAACACACAAGCCATAAGCACTTCTTCAAAAAATATTTCAGCGGTTTGTGGTCTTGCTATATATTCTAAGAAAAAAGAATTATAAGGAGCATCTTCCATACTAAACTTAGTTAAACCATGTAAAGATCCATTAGAACCTTTACCATCTACAGTACCTGATATATCATAACTATCACAACCAAAAGCTCCTATATGTTCATTACCTGGAGATTTCATACCGTTTTTATTTATAACTATATTTTGTAGTCCTACGGGTGGAACCCAAGATATTTTAAATCTTCCGTTTCTATCTGGTATAAATATAACTTTAGTGTCTTTTATTCCTCCTTCCCATTGGAAGTTACCAGTAGTAACTAGGTTTGAATTTTTTAAGTCTTCGTTATAGTCTATTTGTTCGTATATTTTAGTTAAATTAAATAAAGATTGTTTAGACTCATCTCTAAACGCGTGTTTAGTTGTGCGTGGAAATTGTCTATAAAATTCATTTAATCCATCTTGATCATCTTTAAGACCTTCTACTTCATTATCCCAGTATTGTATTACACCTAGTTTAATTTTTCCACCATGTGGCCCGAAAACTGGTTTAGGCGGTGTGTCGAAGACAGGTAAGCCATAAGCATCAATGTATCCTTCGTAGTTCCATTCCATAGGTATGAACAAAGAATAGAGTCCCGAACGAGTCTGTCCGTTGGCGTTTCTTTTTGTAACATCTGAGTCATCATATAGTTTTTTAAAATTTCTACCTCCTTTATCTAAAGCATTTGATGTTGATCCCATCATGCATTTAC